GAACAGATATTGAAGCCCAAGCGACTAACGCAGTCTTGACAAAGACTAACGTTCGCGAGACCTATCAGACACTCGACGGCGAGGCTTACAAGACAGTCAATATCGAAGGAACCTTCCAGCTCGATATGCTCGCCGACTGGGGGAAGGCAAACTCAGTATGTGAGGCTCTATGGACTGCGGCAGAATCCGCGCCAGACACAACCATCACAGTCAGCCTAACTGCCGCCACAGGCGCAGTATTCTCATTCCCAATCCTTCCAGAGTTCCCAACTGCTGGCGGATCAGGAATCGACGCACAGACAGTTTCCTTCACCTTCAAAGTTTCAAAGGGTGAAGTAACAGAAACCTTCAGCTAAGAATAGGAATCGGGAGCTATGAAACTAAACATCAAAATTACATATACGAACGGCGAGGAAGTCACTTACGTCGCTGGCTTACCCGAATGGGCTAAGTGGGAGCGCAAGACCGGTAAGTCGATTTATTCGATGAAGGATATTTCGGCGTATCAGCAAGCGGACTTCCTCGATCTGGCTTACTTTGCTTACAAGCGCGAAGCGGCAGGAAAACCGACTAAGTCTCAGGAAATCTGGGAGTTATCGGTAGAAGAAATGACGATTGGAGATGAAAGCCCAAAAGCTACGAGTCCGGAAGCATAAATCGCCTTATCGTTGAGATAGCGATAGCAACCGGAATACCGATGAGCGAATGGACTGACATCGACCAAGTCCTAACGGCGATTGAAATATTGAAGGAGCGGAATGGTGGTAGATAGTTCTCAACGCGTCATTCAATATGACACAAAAGAATTACGCCGCATTTCTTCCGTAATTAGAAAAATGGGAGAAGAAGCAAAGGATCAGGCGCGAGAAGTAACAAGTGCCTTGACTGAATATGCTGTCAAAGAAATACAATCAGAAGCTCGCCGCTATCCTCGGCCAAAACAAGCTACGCGTATAGCTGATGGAATCCGAATAAGTAAAAGTTCGGTGGTTGGTGAATTTGGCATTGGCTTTGCTTCAATCAAATTTTCGGGCGGAGCGACGTCTCAACTTCGAGAAGGCAGTATTCCGACAAAGGGAATTTTAGCAGGTGTCGAATTTGGAGCTCGTAAGCAAAAACACTTTTTACCGAGAACGCCTAAATTTGGATTACGCGGAAATACTGGTTATTTTATTTGGCCAACCCTTAGACGTATTCAGCCGGAAATTATAAAAAAATGGGAAGAAGCATTTTCAAAAGTGGTAAGGGAATGGGATAAGTAATGGCCGGAAATCGTACGCTAAAACTTTCTATTCTTGCCGACATTGACGACCTAAAAAAAGGATTGGCTCAAGGCGACAAAGAAATTGAAGGGTTTGGCAGTAAATTAGAAAAGTTTAGTGCCGCCGCAAAAGCGGCTTTTGTCGCGGCTGCCGCCGCTGCTGGCGCGTACGCTGTCAAGTTGGCAGTCGATGGAGTCAAGGCCGCAATCGAAGACGAAGCCGCCCAGCAACGTTTAGCAAATGCGCTCAAGAATGTCACCGATGCGACCGACGTTCAAATTGCCGCTATTGAAAAGCAAATCCTAAAGACTTCTCTCGCTACCGGAGTCGCCGACGATCAGCTTCGCCCTGCCTATCAACGACTCGCCATCGCAACTGGCGACCTAACTAAGTCGCAAGATTTATTGACTTTAGCCCTTGATATTTCCGCCGCTACTGGCAAAGACGTTGAGACAGTATCGAACGCGCTAGGTAAAGCATATGAAGGCAATACTGGCTCCCTCACTCGTTTAGGTGTTGGTCTATCTGCCGCTGAAATAAAGACTCTTGGACTTGAAGGCGCAATCAGCCAACTCAGCGCAACTTTCGGAGGCGCGGCGGCAACTCAAGCCGACACCTTCCAAGGCAAAATCGCTAGAGTACGAGTTGCTTTCGATGAAGCCAAGGAAACCCTTGGAACTGCCCTTCTGCCATTGATTGAGAAGTTCCTAACATTCATCACAACGACCGCTATCCCTAAACTCAAAGAATTCAAAGAAGCGGCTATTGATCCAGTCATCAAAGCCTTCAAAGATAATGAGGAAGCTATTCGCGGACTTTACAATTTCGCCAAAGACTTCTTAGTCCCATTCATCACCTTCACTCTTGGCAACGCAATCTCGGGTCTCAGCAAAGTTGCTAGCGGTATCGTCCAAGCGGTCTCGATAGCTCTCAAAGCTCTTGAGCCAATCATCAACGCCGCTATTGCTGGAATCAATGCGCTCATTAGAGCAAAGAACGCACTCACGACTGGCCCAGATACTCCGACAATCGGCCGAGTCAATTTTGGCGGTAATACTTCAACGGGTTCAAATACAGTCGCTCCGGGCGGGTTGCCATTTGGGGGAACCGCTGGTGGGTCATCTGGGGGAACATCAGGATTTCCGAATATTTCAACCATTACTCCCCCACCTATTGCGGGAGGAACAGGCACAGGATCAGGAACAGCCACCGCTGGTTCGGCTACTTCCGGAACTCCAGTTTTTAGCGTTCCGGGAATTGGAAACCCAAGTCAATTCGTCCGCGATTTCATCGGCTTTACTCAAACAGGAACCGGTGCTTTGGGCGGTCGAGGAGATCTTCGGCCAGATGACGGAGGCGGAATTACAATCGTCGTTCAAGCTCCAAGCGTTATCGATGAAGAAGGATTTACTCGCGCAGTTGTCTCAGCCCTCAACAATTCAACCAACCGAGGAACCACAGGCGGCGGCGACATTAGGAGCTCGGCTCAAATCCTATGACCCTTTGGACTCCAACTTGGCGCGTCAAGGCTAACGGCACAGACGTCACAAATATTGCCCTGACTAACCTTTCCATTACTTCTGGGCGTACTGATTTCAATTCCGACACCTTGCCTAGTTATTGTTCGCTTACTCTTATCAATACGACAAACGCGGTCTATAACTGGTCAATCAACACTTCAATCTCCATCGAAGTTCAAGACTCAACTGACACTTACGTTCCCATCTTTGGCGGTCGTATTTCTGACCTTGCCATTGAAGTCAATTCTTCGGGCAACACCGGCACAGTCACTAGAGTCAGCATTACCGCCCTCGGAGCGTTGAGCAAACTTCAAAGAGCTTTATTTGATGGCAACCTAACTGAAGGGTTAGACGGCGCACAGATAACCCAACTCCTTGCCGATTTGCTTCTTGCCGCTTGGAACGAAGTTCCGCCTAGCCTGACTTGGGCAGATTACGACCCGACTGAGACTTGGGCTAATGCTGGTAACGTTGGACTCGGAACGATTGACGCTGGCGAATACACATTAGTCAGCCGACAAATTACGGATCAATATCTCGCGCCTATTGCTTCCAGTATTTCCAAGAGCGCACTTGGGTATCTCTATGAAGACCCTCAAGGCCGCATCTCGTACGCCGATGCCAGCCACCGACAGGATTATCTCGAAGCCAATGGCTACACCGAACTGGACGGCTTCCACGCCTTGGGCTCGGGCATTTCAGCAGTTACTCGCCAAGGCAATCTCTTGAACAGCCTGACAGTCAATTACGGCAATAACTTCAATTCCGCATACACTTCAGAAAATCTGACCAGCCAATCAAACTATGGTCTCTACGCCGAAGAATTTCAGTCTTACCTAAAGAACGCCTCCGATGTCGAAGACTTCGCCGATAAGGTTATTGCCCTTAGAGCTACTCCCTACGCTGAATTCAAATCGATTACCTTCCCAATCCAGAATCCCGAAATCGATGACGCTGACCGCGACGCGCTCCTTGGCGTATTTATGGGCCTACCAGTTGCCATCAATAACCTTCCGGCCAATATCTCAGGCGGTTCGTTTCTAGGTTTCGTCGAAGGTTGGTCATTTAGGGCATCAGTTGGCGGCCTTTATATAACCCTGAATCTCAGTCCAGCAGAGTTCAACACATTTACCGAGGCTTGGGAGGACGTAGCACCTTCCCTCACTTGGCAGACCATATCCGCTACACTTACTTGGCAGAACGCGACAGGAGTAATCAGCTAATGGCAACAACGACAACTTTCGGATGGACAACACCGGACGACACATCTCTGGTCAAAGATGGCGCATCAGCCATCAGATCACTAGGTTCATCAGTTGATTCAGCCTTGGGCCAACTAACCCTCAACGCGCAGACCGGAACTACTTACACTTTCGTATTGACTGACAACCGCAACAAGCTCGTTACGGCTTCCAATGCTTCAGCGCAGACTTATACCATCCCACTCAATTCTTCAGTCGCGTTCCCAACTGGATCATCAATCAACATTATCGCCATCGGAGCGGGACAAGTAACAATTCAAGGAGCGGCGGGTGTAACAGTCGCATCGACTGGAGCAACTGCCACAGCTCCTAAACTTCGCGTCCAATACTCAGCGGCAACCCTCATCAAGGTCGGAACGGATTCTTGGTATGTCGTCGGTGATCTTGCCTAATGCTTCTAGGAATTCTCGCTTCTAGTCGTCCAGCCGCCGCTGGCGATTACGAGTCAATCGCTACTGTAACTGTCGGGTCAGGTGGCGCGGCGAATGTGGAATTTACCTCAATCGGCACAGACTGGACGCATTTACAAGTGAGGGCTATAGGAAGAACGAATAGAGCGGCGATTGGTGACTATATAAATATTCAAATGAATGGAATTACAACCGCGACTTACGCACTTCACGAACTTGTTGGAGATGGTTCTTCCGCTTCGGTTGGTAACGGAGTCAGTCAAACCGCAACCGCAACACAAAGGTTTGCTGGTTCAACTGCTACCGCTAGCGTTTTTGGTGCTTTTGTTTTGGATATTTTGGATTATCAAAATACAAACAAAAATAAAACTATTCGCGGTTTAGGCGGCGCAGATAATAACGGAAGCGGTATCGTTGCTTTTACTAGTGGTGTTTTTCTTTCAACGAACGCAATTACTTCTCTAAAGTTTTTTCCCGGTGTCGGCTCAAGTTTCAATCAATACTCCCACTTCGCCCTCTACGGAATAAAGAGCGCATAATGCCAACAACTTACGAGCCAATCGCAACGACAACGCTAGGTAGCGCACAGTCCTCAGTTACTTTCTCATCAATCAGCGGTAGTTATACCGACCTTGTTTTGGTCTGTAATCCTAATTCCGCAAGCGGCCCTGCTAACTTGATGCTTGAATATAACGGAAACACCGCTACGAATTACAGTTGGACTATTGTCGGCGGCGCGGCTGGTTCAGCCCTTTCGCTAAGAGTTACATCCGTTAGTGCTATCAACTGTACTTATTATGGATATGTTGAAAATAACTTGAATCAGAATACGATTATCAATATACAAAATTATTCCAACAGCACAACGAACAAAACTTGTTTAGTGCGAGCAAATAACGCTGGAAATGGCGTTTCAGCGACTGTCGGTTTATGGCGTCAAACTGCCGCCATAACTTCGGTCAAATTATATTTAGACACCGCGACTAACTTTGCCACAGGCTCAACCTTTACTCTCTACGGCATAAAGGCGGCATAATGCCTACAACTTATGAAGCAATAGCGACTGTGACTGTGGGATCAGGTGGGGCGAGCAGTATTGATTTTACTTCAATCCCTAGCACTTACACAGACCTTTGCTTACAGGTGAGCCTTAGACAGTCAAACGCTTCTGCCTTTTCCACATTGCAGCTAACCATCAACTCATCTACTTCTACATTCACCAACCGCATTTTAGAAGCAGACACAGCGGGTTCTCCGGGTTCATCGACTTCACCTGCACGCTATGTTGGCTATCTAAATGCTTCAACATCTACCGCCAGCACTTTTGCATCAGCTTCAATTTACTTCCCAAACTATGCAGGAAGCACAAACAAGTCATACTCAATAGATTACACATCAGAAAACAATGCAACCTCAAGTTGGCTCGGTTTTGTTGCTGGTCTATGGAGTACAACCTCTGCAATCACAGCGGTTTCTTTAGTACCTTCTACTGGCAACCTTGTCCAATACTCCACAGCAACCCTCTATGGCGTGACATCTGCTGGCTATGGCGCAAAGGCTACTGGCGGAATCATTACTCAAGATAACAACTACTTCTACCACACCTTCCTTGCTTCAGGAACATTTACGCCGACAAGCA